CATCATCTTTGGAATGGTGCTGTAACTGGCAATAACCGTTTTGATGCTATGTTTTTTCCGTGGTCTGCTTCGGAGGACAGAGATGAGTCTTGGTATGAGTCGAAGAAACAGTCTATGTTGCCGTGGCAACTTGCACAGGAGTATCCAACCAGTCCCGAAGAAGCGTTTGTTCGTTCTGGTAATCCTGTCTTTGATCTTGACGTTTTGGATGCTATGTCTAAGCATGTTAGACGCGGTGAAACAGGTTATTTACACGAACTTCAACCAAGAGTTTTAGAGTTTAGGACATGAATTTAACGATTTGGACTCCTCCTGAGCGTTGGAGTGGTTACACGTTGGGTGTTGATACTGCTGAGGGGTTGGGTCACGGCGATTATTCTTGTGTTCAGGTTATTGACGCTAAGAATGGTGAGCAGGTAGCGGTATGGCATGGGCGTATACCGCCTGATGAGTTAGCACACGAGGTTTACAATATTGGTATTTGGTATGGGAACGCTTTGTGTTGCGTTGAGTCTAATAACCATGGTTTAACTACTATCACACAGTTGAGACAGTTGGGGTACCCTAATCTTTTTCGTAGGCGTTCGTTGAATAATGAGACTAATAAGATGTCTCAGGAGTTTGGGTGGAAAACTACGCGTACGTCTAAGCCTTTGATGATTGATGATCTTGGTATGGCGTTAAAGAACGAAGAATTAGTGTTGCATGACGAGTTTACGTTGCAGGAGTTGAGAACTTTTACTCGCAATGAGAGGGGTACCATGTCTGGTTCTCCGCATGATGACCGTGTTATGGCGCTTGCTTTGGCTAATCAGATGCGAAAGTATGCGTTTATTCCTGAGTATGTGCAGGAAGTTGATGATACTTGGACGTTTGATTGGTGGCGTAGACAAATCCCCAAGAACGCTCCGATTACTGATACCATCGGTTTAAACAATGTGCGTGGGACACCTTAAGCATTTGTTTAGGACATAACTATTGAACGGAGAGTCCTTTATGAGTAAAAATAAGTACAATGCCTCTGGCATGGGAGCGCAACCTAACTTGAATACTAATGTTCTTGAGTTTGGTCCTCCTACTGAGACTGGTTCGCAAAAGGCGACTTTAAGAAGTGATGAAGGCGGTTCAAGGCAAGCAAGCAATGAGCAGGCTGCACGTGAAACACCTTTCAACCAGCATGGGCATACAGGAAAAGTAGAGCCTGCACATCAGCCCGCCCCTCGGTAGTGGCTGTTTTACCTCCTAACGCTTCTTTTCAAGAGTTCGCAAAATACGTTGAGATCCATAAGGGTCTTAAAACTGATAAAGAACTTGAAGAATTGTGGGAGTGGAGGCAAAAACTTTTAGGTCTTAGGGTCGTGACTGGCAGCGGGTACCGCTCCCAGTTGCCGCCCGATGAGCAGCATTTAACTTTACGTGAACGCGAAAAGAAAGTTATTGCCGAAGCCGAAGCGCAGGGTATTCAAGTAGAGAGGGCATCGTCTTAATGGCGCGACAAACTAAAGCAGAACAATTCGCCAAGATACAAGACCGTATCGAGATGACACATCGTTGGCGTGTTGATGAAGGTTATGACGCTTTATGGCGCAGGATGATTGACTTGTATCGTGGTAAAACTTATCACGGTGACACTTTAGGTGCGGGTTATTCAGGGAATGTGAGTTATGACCGCATTTCAGTGAATCTTGCTTTTAGTACTATTAATGTTATTGCTCCTTCTGTTGCTGTTAACCATCCAAAAATAACGGTTACAGCGAACAAAGAAGGTGACGAAGATCGCGCCGTTTTCAACGAAGCGATCATCAATTATTTGTGGCGGCATCACGATTACAGGAAACCTTTCAGGCGTGCTGTTAAAGATTTTCTTATTCTTGGTCACGCTTGGATAAAAGTAGGTTGGCGTTTCGTTGAACAGGAACGTCCTTTAAGTCCTATGGAACGCGATCAGCAGATTGTTACTGCGGCTGAAGAAGTTCAGGATTTCGCTTACATGAATCCTGACATGGCTCAAGATTTACCTTCTGATGAAGATATCGCTGCGAGTGTCCCTAATACGAGAATGGAAATAGTTGAAGATCAGGCTTTTGTCGAAAGGATAAGCCCTTTCGATATGTTGGTTGATCCTGAAGCAACTTGTTTAGAGGACGCTAAATGGATTGTGCAAAGAATTGTACGTCCTTTGCATGAAGTTAAAAAAGATAAAAGGTTTAAACGTAGTGTCCGTCAAGGTTTGGAAGCAGATTCGGGTGTTCGTTACCGTTGGAATAATGACACGGAACGCGAAGAATACTCTGATCTTGTTGAACGTGTAAGTATCTTTGAATATTACAACATTGAAGATGGCACCATGTGTGTGCTTAGTCAAACAGGTAGCGATTTTTTATTAGATCCAACACCTATGCCTTATTCGTTCGGACATCCTTACGTGATGTTACGCAATTATGATGTGCCAGATACGTTCTATCCGATTGGGGATCTGTCACAAATAGAGTCTTTGCAAGAAGAATTAAATAAAACGCGTTCACAGATGGTGAACCATCGTAAACGCTACGCTCGGAAGTATTTATACCATGAGCGTTCTTTTGGACCCGAAGGTCGTGAAGCATTAGAATCTGACGAAGATGGACGTTTCGTACCCGTTGTGGACGAAAACAGAAACCTTGGAGATATAGTCGTTCCTCTTGCTCAAACGCCTTTGGCTCCAGAAATGTACAATCATTCCCATCTCATTGAGGCTGACATCAATACAGTGAGTGGGGTTTCCGAATATCAGCGTGGTCAAATGCCTGAAACTAGGCGTACCGCTACGGAAGCCAGCATTATTGCTGACGCTGGTAACGCTCGTGCTGCTGACAAATTAGCAACTATTGAAATCATTATTTCTAAAGTCGCTCGCATGGTTATGCAACTAATGCAGCAGTACATGACCGAAGCGCAAATGATTCGTGTAACAGGAAAAGACGACCAAGAATATTTCATCGCTTACACACGTGATGACATTATTGGTGAATACGATTTTTCTGTTCAAGGCGGGTCGACTCAGCCTTTGAACGAAACTGCGCGCCGTCAACAAGCCGTGTCTCTTATGAATGCTATGGCACCACTTGTAGGCGTAGTCGTTGATCCAGCAGAACTTGTGAAACACGTTCTGCAATACGGGTTTGGTATTGACGATGCAGAAAAATTTATCATCCAACAGCAACCTATGGTCGCTGAGGGTGAAGCCGCAGCCGGTGAGGAAATAGCGGGCATGCAACCACCAGCCGTTACAGGCGGGATGGGTCCAGGTCCGATTCCCGATCAGGTATTCGAGGCAACAGGTGGAGTACCACCTGAATTATTAGCGCAACTCCAGAACCAGATGGGGCTTGAGTTACCTAATATGTAATTTACGGGACAAAATATGTCTCATAATAGGAACAACCGAAGGGATTCCACATGGAAAACGAAACACAGGAACTAGCAGAAAGCACTCCAGACGTTTCACAAGAAGTTACTACAACAGGAGACACATACACCGTCAAAGTTGATGGTGAAATGCAACAAGTCTCATTGGATGAACTTCAAAACGGATATCAACGTCAAGCGGATTACACCCGTAAAACGCAAGAGTTGGCATCAGAACGCGAAAGGTTGGCTCAAGGAGAGGCAATCGTCCAAGCATTAGAGTCTGACCCAAGAGGCGCAGTTTCGGCTTTAGCCGATGCCTTTGGAGTTAGCATGGGCAATCAGAACACCGATCAGGACGAACTGGTAGAGGATCTGGACCCAGAAGAAGCACGCTTGCGGCGAATTGAACAATCCATTGAAGAACAGAATCGCGCTAACAGACAGCAAAATATGCAAAAAGAAGTGGAAGAATTGTCTACTAAATTCAATACTGAGATTGATGAGAAGGCACTTTACAGTCACGCTTTGAAACATAATATCGGCAACCTTGAAGCCGCATACGCTCACATGACGTACGGCGATCTTCAAGACAAAGCAAAAACTGCTGACATTATCGAGGAGAAACGTGCCGCGAACGTAGTTGAATCTACGGTTGGGAGTCCTTCAGCCACTCAGGAAACGAATACTAACAAGGCGATTAATTCAATTCGGGATGCTTTTGCGCTGGCGAACGAACAATTATCAAACTAGACAAATAGGAGAAAAATCAAATGGTAGCGGGTAACACCAACTTTGATGAGATACTCAGCACAACGCTGAATAATTATGTTCCTAAACTTGCGGATAACGTGTTTACTGCTCGCCCACTGTTTTATGCGCTTACCAATGGACAAACCATTCGGCGCGTAAGTGGTGGAGCAAAGATCGTTGTTCCAATAATTTATGGATCAAACTCAACTGCCGGTTCTTACTCAGGATCAGATACTATAGCCACAACTGCTCAGACAGGCATCACAGCCGCTGAGTTCGACTGGAAACAGTATGCTGCAACTGTAACAATAACTGGTATTGAAGAAGCAAAAAATAATGGACCAGAGCAAGTAATCGACCTTCTCGAAGGAAAGATCATGCAGACGGAAGAAACCATTATTGAAAACCTTAACACCATGCTTTTCGGCAATGGTACAGGTAACAGTGGTAAAGACATGCTTGGGCTTTCAGCCTGCGTAGGTCTTGGTAATGACGCAGGTGGTTCCTCTTTCGGTGGAATTGATGCAACAGATTCAGATAACTCTTGGTGGAGATCAAAAGTTCATAACATGTCTGGTGCTATAACACTTGCTCAAATGTCAAATACTTACAATGACGTATCGGTTGGCAACGATCAGCCTACGATCATCATGACTGGACAGTCACAGTATGAGGCATATGAAGCATTGCTTCAGCCACAACTACGTTACACAGACGCTAAGACAGCAGATGCTGGTTTCCAGAACCTTCTGTTCAAGGGCGCTCCTGTAACTTATGACGGCACACTAGCCGGTGAAGGCAAAATGTACATGCTTAACACTAAGTATCTACGTCTTGTTGCTCACACAGACACTTGGTTCCAGCCGACTCCGTTCGTGCGACCAACGAACCAAGATGCACGTTACGCACAAATATTGTGCTACGGAAACTTGACGATCAGCAACCGCGCTCGTCAAGGATACATCTACGGTATAACCCCTGCTTAAGTAAGGGTTTACCTCTTGTATCAATTGCAAGCAAAGGAGTAGAAATGGGTAGAGAGTTCGCTTTAGCACACGGCAGAAATGCCGAATTAGCCGCTTCGCGCGGCGGTTCCACGCCTAGTACTTATGCTGCCGGTCAGGTGGCTGGTGCTAGACCAGCGGTAACTTTTGCTGAGGCACCTCCCGACTCTCTAGACGGTTCTTGCTCCGCGACAACTCGTGGCGGGACTGCGTGTAAAGCGCATCCCGTCACGGGTACATCGCTTTGTATTGGACATACAAGACAGAAAGCGGCCGTTTAATGACTTCAATGACTTTGCAACAAATGCGCGATCAGGTTCGTTCAGTTGTTGACATTGATGCAACTGATATTTCTGACACTGTTCTTGACAATATGATTGGTCAAGGTTTCGACACGATTGTTTACAGTGAAAAAAGATGGCCATTTTTTGAAACATCAACAACTTTTAACACAGTTGGTGGAACAAAAACTTACACTCTTGCTAGTATCGCAGGTTCCCCTGACGCTATTACACAAGGTGTTCGTGAAATAATGTCGTTACGTAATGACGATCATGTTCTTGAGTTTATTGGTAACGATAACGCAGATTTTATTTATCCTCTTAATGTGACTACAAGTGGTCAACCTTGGGAGTGGAGTTTCTGGAACGACACGGTTACGTTGTATCCAACTCCTGATGGTGCCGCTACTATTTATGCTCGTGTAATGCGGAACCCAACAGATTTCGGTGTTGGTTCAGCATCAGGTTCTTCACCTGATTTACCTGCACCTTTTCACCCTATTCTTGTAACTTACGCTATTGCTAAAGCCTATTTACAGCAGGAAGATCCTGTGATGGCTCAACAATATTTAATACAATTCCAAACTGATCTCGATAATATTGGTCGTAGGTACGCTGACGTTCCAGCACCTCAACCTATGGTGGCTAACAGTCGCATAGCGACTCGTTACGCTGTGGGTACAGGCGGTTTACGTTACAGCAGTTCCGGCGGGGTTATTTGGTAAAGGTTAATGGCACGCCAATTCAAACTTGAAGTTCTAGAAGCCTTCACTGGTGGTCTTAACTTTCGTTCCGATCAGTTTAATCTCGCTGAAAACGAATCCCCTGACATGCTTAATGTCACTGTTGACCCTCGTGGTGGGATACGTCAACGTGATGGTGTTGACAGACGCAACACAACAGCATTAAGTGCTGATGTTAAAGGCATGTGGGCTTTGTACACAGATGGTGGAACTAGCCAACTTTTAGTTAATTACGGAACTACTGTTGCTCATTCTGCGTCTACTAATTTCACTACTGTTAGTGGAATAACAGCGCGAACTAGCGGTTCGCGTGTTTATGGCATGACCATGAACAACATCGCTTACGGTGTTTCTTACGATAAACCGTCTTTTAAATGGGATGGTTCTTCAGGTGCAGATTTAGGAACTACTCTCGATGGTTCCGCTGGGAACTTCCCTCAAGCGCAATACGTAGCGTTTTGGAACAATTTTGCG